TAGAATCTATTAGAAATTCTAGGTTTTTCGGAATTTTGAATAAATCATAATATATGTGGACAAGCCAAAAAAAGTAGGATTTGTCCACATATTGTCCACAGAATTTTAAGCTGTGGACAAATGTTAAAAGGCATCTGCATAAAAGCAGGTGCCTTTTAAGTTATAACCTGTTTAAAATCTCAACACCTTGCTCCTCCATCTTATCAGTTAGGTGTGCATATATATTGAGAGTTGTTTCAATGTCTTTATGGCCAAGCCGCTGTTGTACAAACTTAATAGGTGCGCCCTCCTCTAAGAGCATACAGCAGTGCGTATGGCGGAGGCTGTGCATATCAAATAAAGGAAAGCCTAGCTGATAGTGAACTATGCGGCCAAGGTGCTGAGTAATTCTCGGCTGGCAGTAGGTACCATTTTCGCGGACGTTAACCAAAAATATTTCAGTACTGCCTTCAGGAATGGTGTAACCTTGAATATCATGAATAAGCTGCCGCTGGGAGTTGACATATTGATGTGTGTAATATTCATCATAATAAGGACGTGCCTTGTCCTGCCTGGCTTTCTCACGCTTCAATAGAGCTGAGAGGGTAGTACTCATAGCTATTTTGCGGTAGGAGTTGTATTTAGGCGGACACAATGTCCAGTATCCGGAGGACTCCATTTGAATCTGCTTGTTAATGTCAATTTTATTATTATCAAAGTCTATATCGTCCCAGGCTAAGGCGAATATCTCACCCAGACGTAAACCACAATGATATGCCAGCATCAGAGGAACATGACATGATGAACCTTCCGGAAAGCGGGTAATAATCGCTTTCCATTGTTCCGGAGTGACAGCTTCACGAACTTTCTTTTTAACCGGTTTATCAGGAACGGCATTCGGTAAAGGATTTCGGACATAGAGCAGGGGGTTAGAACGGATGTAGTGCAATGGCTCAACAGCGTAATTAAGTGCTTTATTTAGTATGGATTTAATTACAATTCTTGAGTTTTTGGAATATCCCTCGTTGAAAATATGGTTAATAAACTCCTGACAAACGGAAGCATTGAGGGACTGTAATTCATATTTTCCGAGAAAAGGTTTAATGTACAGCCTTATCTTCTTTTCGTAGTTTCTTAGTGTGGCATCCCCTAAGTTGATTTTACAATATGTATCATAATAGTAATCAAGATAATCTGATACAGATATATTATTAGGACTGAATTTTAAACCGGAATTTTTATATTCGTTATAAGCTGCATTGCCGGCTTCGAGTGCCTCGGCTTTGGTTCGGAAGCCGCCTTTTGTATCCCATTGACGTTTTCCAGCCTGTGAGGCTATCTCATATCTGTATTCCCATTTTGTTCCTCTTTTTCTTGCGGTGACTGATCCCATAAAAAAACACTCCTCTCATAAAAAAATAGGTGCATTTAAGAAAGGGGTGTGATATACTGATTTTGGTGAATTGGGTGTGCATCACATCCCTTGGAAGCTCATCTGTTTGGAGACGGATGGGCTTCTTTTTTATTTAATTGATTTTGATATGTTAAGCCCTGTCTCGCTGAACATGAACAGGTAACCGTTCATTTCAAGAAAAGGACCATACTTACTGTGATAAGCGTTAATACAGTCGATAAGAAACTCCTCCGACACTTCAAGGAACTCCGCCGTCTCATGTATGGAGCGGCAGCCGTGTTTAAATGCCAGCACGAAGAACTGTAGGGGGAGAAGCTTTCCGTAAGCCCACATGCGGGCACGGTGCTCCTGCTTGCGGTTCGATATGTTATCTTGGTCAAGAATATCTCCAGTTGTAGTGTAGTAGTGTCCGAGCTCCTCAGCGAGTGTGCATGTCTTATCGACATTGGACATATTGTGCCGGATTGCAATTTTATTGTTATAAATGCGTCCGGCACTTGAAGTAAGCGGCTTCTCTTTTATTATCAGACCTTCATCGGCATATTCTTTAAGTAAATCTTCATAACTCATGCATTCATCTCAATTCCAAATTATTTATAACATTTTCCACAAGGCTCAAGCCCAAGCTCATTTACGGCTTTATTTTTTGTGACTTGGTAGGCATTGTCAGGGTTTATCGGGTAACAGGTATTCTTAGAGTGATATTTCTTCCCGGTTTCCGATACCCACACTAATTCGTCACCTGCATTGACGGTCGTTGGCTGTTCAGCTACAAGGGACTCTGTGACTGCTTCGGTTGTAGTTACAATTTCTGTTGTGGTTTCAGGTACTGCCTGAGTTGTTGTTTCTTCAGGAGTAGTGGTCTCCGCCTCGGTTATTTCAGGTGCAGCAGTCTCAGTGGTAGGTGGCTCTGCCGTGGTTGTCTCAATGGTGGTGGTTTCTACTGTAGTGGTTTCAACCATGGTGGTTTCTACTGTAGTGGTTTCAACCGTTGATGTTATGGTATTTTCTTCAGTCGATTTATTTTCTACAACTTTGATACTGATAGTCTCTTCTGAATACTCAATGGAGCCGACGGTTGTTTCATAAGCCGTAGAGGTCGTCTGGGGCTGGTCAGAACCACCCTTGCCACCGCCGATAACACCTAACACGCATACAACACCTACGACACCCGCAATAACTTTCATATTCGGTTTCTTCTTTGAATTAGTAGATTTTGATTTCATAATATGTACTCCTTCGATTAAAAATCGTCACTCTCCATAATCGCATCATCAGCCTCAATCTGCTCCTGAGTAGCATCGGGGTTTAAATGTGCTGCGCGGATATGGACCGGTTTATCATCAGGAGAGCTATTCTTACTTTTGCCGTCAAAATATGTTTTCTTAATATGTTCTTTTACAGAATCTCTTAATTGTTTTGGAAGAGATATGTAAATATCAACAATCTGTCTATCAAGCTCATCAAGGTTATAATGAGCACAAAGCTCATCCAAGATTGTCTGTGGCAAATCATCAAACATATCACCTTTGCCATACATTAAATAATCGTAGTTCACGTTATATTCACGGCATATTGATTTGACCATTTGTTCAGTAATGTTACGGTTGCCATTCTCTATCGCTGAAATGGCGGCTTTTTTAACACCTAGTTTTTCACCGAACTTATCAAGAGTCATGTTGAGTGATTTACGAACTTCCCTTACACGTTCACCTTGCGTCATTTTATTAGTCACCTCCTTTTCAAATGTAGAATATCACGTTTTATGTCAAAGGTCAATAAAAAAAGTTTGCAGAGTAGACAAAAAAGTGTTGACAAAATCTACAGAGCATACTATCATGTATGCATAGCAAACAAACAGGAGGTGAAAACAATATGGCAGACAATGAGAAGGAACTTATCAACGAGACTGACGAGAACCAGAGCAATGACATCATGAAGCAGACCGCGGAGGTGGATGACTTAATCACAATGCTGAAGAATCTCGAGCCGCTTGAGAAGAGAGAGGTAAGAGGAATCATGATTGGCATGCAGATGGCAAAGATGGGTGGCAAGATAGCGTGATGAGGTGAGAAAAAATGGAAGATGAATTATTAACAATTTCTGAGGTCAGTAAAATACTCAAGGTAAATGTGGGGTTTGTGCATAGGCTTCGCAAAGCAGGAATTTTAAAATGTATGTACTGCGGCTCTTACAAGGTAAGAAAAATAACTCTTTTAAAGTTCATGGAGGAGTATGACGGAAAGGACTTAAGCGACCTTAATAATATTAAAGAGATGGGTTCTGAAGAAGATGTTACGGAATCTGGAGCTATGGCAGCAGGAGCATAGGAGGTGTAGGCATGGGAAATATAGTTCCGCTAATGGTAATAAAAGCAGTGAAAAAAGCTGCCAGATACGGTATTCCCACAGAGATGGCTAGGGAGATAGCGCACTACATGCTTGCGGCTGATTCGCCCACATGCAGGGTACCATATGATGAGGTTATGACGCTTGTTGATATTGTCAAGCGCCATTGGGAGTACTCAAGCAGCTTCAATAACACAGCGCAGGTGTACATCGTGGTATACAACATATCGCATGACACAGAGTTCATGGAGAACATGGCAGAGTACATAAAATGCCGCGATGGCTTGCCTACAAATGTAGCTCAGGTAGTGCATGATTTGATGGATCAGGCGGAAGAGATTACGCTGAAAGAAGCTCTTTCAGTAGCTGATATAGTGTTAAAAGAGATTGAAACAGGTGACAATTACTGGTCTACAAGGCTGGCAGTCAGACAGGAGAAACAATAATGGGCTGGATAGGAGAGATAAACACGCTGGAAGAACTTGAAGCACTCATGTGCGACAATGTTCTTCCGGCACCAAAGTATCCGGACGCGTACTACAGACTGCCGAGAAGAAAGGCGGTTAAGAGGCTTATCACATACGCGACGGAGATTGTTTTAATGAGTGGAGGTGTGATTTATGAGTGATTGGAAGATTGAAGAGATTTACAAGATAGAGAGCGAGGTCAATGAGATGGCAGTTGACATTGATGGGCTGAGCTATCTGGTGATTTTCGGCAAGCACGAGAATGGAGGTTTTTGTGCCATTCCGCAGATGGGCGTGTCCTGTGAACTGTCATCGCATGATAAATTCGAGGACACAGGTTATAATGCGGCAAATCTGAGCCGTGTTATCAAGAGCAAAGCAAAGGCGAGGTGTATAGCTGAGGCGATACATCTGGCAGCGTGCGCGGGTCGGCAGGAATGAGAACATACAAGGTATTCATTTTTATAAAAACTATAGCCATTACGCTTTTTGCCATGGCAGCAGGGGCAGGGTGCTGTTACTGCATTATGGCAGAGTCACAGCCATACATAATGCCGGTCGAATCAATTTCATATGAAATTGAAACGCTTCCGCATGAAAATGAAACACTTCCGGCAGGTTTTGAACCGCCTGAGCGTGAATCAGATACAGTGCGCAAAGAAACACAGCTGGTTATAGAATGTCAGACGCAAGTTGCACCGGAGCAACATATATATGATATCCCGCTTTCTCCGGAGCTTCAGAACGGCGTGAGGGAGCTTGCAGACCAATACGAACTGTCCTATGAGCTTGTGCTGGCTGTGATTATGACAGAGAGCTCCGGCAGGGCGGACACGGTAGGCGATGGCGGTGACTCCGTTGGGCTTATGCAGATACAGCCCAAGTGGTACGGAGAGCTGATTGCCAAGACCGGATTAAGTGTGGACAAGCCTGTTGAGAATGTGGAGTTAGGAATATTGATACTCTGCAGTTTTATGGAGGAGAATGACGGAAGCCTTGACAGGGCACTGAAACAGTACAACTCCGGCAATCCGGATTTTCCTGATAATGGGTACATAGAGAAGGTATATGAATGGCTTGATTACTTTGAGGAGGCAGCAGATGACAGAGGAGCAGTTAATGAATAAGATGCGCGGCTCCGCAGAGGAATACAGGGAGCTGATACATAACCGCCAGTATGTCCGGGCAGTGAACCTCTATAACAAGGTCAGGGCAGTAGCGGTCTATGTGGAGCTTCCGGAGGACAGGCTTGTGGAGCTGTTCGGCAGGTATGACCCGGAGGATAAGAATGTACAGAATGGTCTGTTTGACCAGAGAAATGTTGCTTCGGTGGCGGACAGGGCTTTTAAGCAGGAGCTTGAAGAAAACCGCAGGGGGAATCCGACACAGATAAGAGATTTTGAGCATTATCTCCCCCGAAGCTATTTTTTAGAAAAACAAAAGAGGTAATGCTTCATAAAAGAAACATTACCTCAAGGTATTCGTGATACCCATACCGACAAAAACAGTGTATCACGAATACCTTAAAAAGTCAATGAAAACGCGGTCAAAGCCGCATTTTCATAACAATCTAAGTATATTAAAGTTATGACAACGAGAGGGTGATACATTGTACTGGAGAGACACATGGAGATTCAATGGATCCATAGAGTATGAGCTTAAATATGCAGGCAAGTATGGAGCCAAGGGGGAGAAGAGAGGCAAGAGAAAGAGAGCTTCCCCCGAACAGATTAAAAAACAGAACCAGTCCATCAGGGAGAACAAGGTCAGGAGGCTCATCAAAGCGAATTTCACGGAAGATGATTTATGGTGCACTGTGAAATACAAGGCAGGTGAACGTCCGCCGCTTGAACAGGTGCGTGAGGACATTAAGAAGTTTCTTAGGCAGGTCAAGGCAGAGTACAAGAAGCATGGAGCAGGATTTAAATATATCAAGCGCCTTGAGATAGGAGCCAGAGGAGGAGTCCACCTGCATATACTGGTCAACCGTATAAAAGGAGTTGACACGGACAGGCTTCTCCAGAAGCTGTGGCCACATGGCAGAATCAACTATGAATCATTGTATGAGTCCGGCGGCTATGCAGACCTGGCTTCGTACATAGTAAAACAACCGACCGATGAGATAGAGGGGCAGCTCTCAATGTTCACAGAGGATGAATGCAGGGAGTTTAAGAGCTACTCAACCTCCAAGAACCTCATCCGGCCACAGCCTGAGCGCAAGGAGTACCGCCGCTGGACACTCCGCGACCTTGTGGAGAATGGTCCGAAGCCGACACCGGGCTACTACATAGACAAGGATTCAATTGTGAGCGGCGTGAACCGCTACACCGGAATGAGCTATTACCGTTACACGGAATACAGAATAAAAAACGATGAGAGAGGAGGGTAAGGATGCAGCACGTCAATATCATTACGCAGTCCGGCATTAAGACAGTAAAACCAAAAAACGGTGCAGTAGGCTATGTCCTTGAAACGCAGACATCGAAAGGAACCGCCACATTGAGCAGGGTGTTTACTGTGAGCGAACAGACGATGAATGCCTCCGAGCTCACCGCCCTCATCGAGGCATTGAAACGTCTGCGTGAGCCTTGCAGCCTCACGATATACACGGATTCGACCTACATAGCCGGAGCTATAACACAGCACTGGCCGGACAAGTGGGAGGCAGCGGACTGGAGGACGGCAAAGGGCAGGGACGTGGCTAATAAAGAATTATGGCAGGAGCTTATGAGGCTTTTGAAAGAGCATGAGGTAAGCTTCGACACAGAGAATGACGTAGGCTATCGGTCATGGCTTATGACCGAGATAAACAGAAAGGAGAGAACACATGTTTGACAAGTTTGGGGAGTTTGATTCAGCAGAGGAGATTAACAGGGCGGCAGCAGCACAGAGGGCAGAGGGAGATATCGATGCGGTCATGAAGATTGCCGCAGAGAACGGAATTGACAAGGAGGATGCTAAGGATTATGCAGACGGAATAGTCGGGGAGCTTACAACGCCGCTCCTTGCGGCACTGGGTAAGCTTGAGGTTGAGAGCAGGGAGCTGAAGCTTGCGGGGGTGCTCATTGACTGGACGGACGAGTTAAAAACAATGTGCACTGAATCGCCGGAATTTGCCCTGGCGGTTCGCCGTAAGGGCAAAGACCTTGCCGGCTACATAGCGCTCACTGCTGAGTCCGGCTATGAGCACAGAGCGGTGGTCGATAAGCGCATAGTCGAAAAGACCACAACCATAAAACAGATTATGGGCTCACATGAGTTTGCCATAGGCATTCCGGACAAGCGGACAAGAAGAGAGCTTGCAGAGAAGTACTATCTCAGACAGGAGACAGTATGAGGGCGTACAAAGGTTTTACAAAGGACTTGGTGTCACACTTTGGTGATGGCAAGAAAGAGACATGCCACTTCGTTCCGGGCGAGACAAAGGAAGTTGAGGCAAGCAAGACGGCACGGAACGGCTTCCACTGCTGTGAGAATCCGTTTGAGTGCCTCCGGTACTATTCATTTAACGGAGAGAACAGGTTTTTCATAGTCGAAGCAGGCGGTGATATCGATGAGGATGAGGACGAGCGTATCGCCTGTACAAGGATAACACTTATCGAAGAGCTTACCCCACTCAGATTCGCTGTGGAGGGTATGAGGTATATGATAACCTATCCGGCAAGACAGAACTGGGAACAGACAATAAGCGGTGCGAGGGTTGCGAAGGACAGAGCCGAAGCCAATGGTAAAAACCATATTGCCATAGCGCGGGGCGAACACCCGGTTGTCAGCGGAGTGAAAGGAAGCATTTTAGGACTAATCCGCGAGCAGGAAGGAATAATCACCGGCGTGAAGCTGTTCATTGTGACAGCGGAGCAGGAGGGACAGATGTATACACTTAATGACTCAAGAGAGCTTCAAAAGGTATAGGAGGTGGACTATGAGAAAGAAGCTGATAGAGAGTACACAGCCACCTAAATGCCGCAGGCAGGGCTGGTGGACGATTGTACAGGAGACAGAGGACATAATAGTCCTCAATATCTTCTGTGATGGAAGACTGAAATCGAGGCACTGTATAAACATATCAAAAAAAGATTATGCCACATGGCTTCCGCGCGGTGAATGGACTGCATGCAAGATAGAGTGGAGCTATGACATAGAGACTGAGTGGCAGTACAGGTATTACAACAAGAACAAGGTGAAGCTTTTCATGCTGTCGGACAGCGATAAAAAACTGCTTTATGAAAGATTCGGGGAGGACAGTCAGAAAAGCCTGTCATATTTATTTGAGCTTATAAGCAGGTCGGAATATGAATGGGCATGTGAACGAAGGGAGGAGGCCGAGAAAAGGCGCCGGAAAAGAGTTGACGATGTCATGTCAAAAATACCGCCGCTTCCGGAGGACATAGAGGACTGGTTTTATAAAACTGCCGTTGGGGAGAACTTCGCATTCAAGGATGAGGACACGGGAGAGTTCGTATGCACGATATGTCGCAACGGTTTTCCGAGAGGGAAATACACTCAGGACAATGGAGAACCGGTGCGAAACAATGATATTGTGTCCTGTCCGCACTGCGGCAGCAGGATAAGATTTAAAACATTAAAAAGGGCAGTATATGTAGATAAAGACATCGTCATTATACAGCCTGTTGATAACACAATGTCAGTCATAAGATTTTACACTATCAATGGCATGGTAAATACAAAGGAGAAAATTTTTCATGCGTGGGAGAGAATCAGGGTTATGACAGGTAGGGGAGATAATACAGCACCACACAGGAATGTGTATTACAGACAGTATGGCGGTGAATTTGATAACAAAAGCAACCCACAGCAGCACAGAATAGCAGGTAAGCAGTATATGTATCCCATTGGTATAAAAGAAGCCCTTGAAGGCACGAAAGCCGAAGCATGGACAGACCTCTTCACGGAGTTCTCGGCAGCAGGCATGGAGCTTGCGTATGATGATTTGATGACATATCAGGATAGTGATATGCGTCCCCTTATGGAGCTGCTCTTCAGGGGAAGGTTCTACAGGCTAATGTCAGAAGAAAGCGGGCGCTTCTCTTATACGGGCGCATATTACGGAGTCCTTAATATCAAAGGCACAAGCATGGAGGAGGTATTCAGGATATCAGACCGCCAGCTCATCAACCGTCTGCGTGACAGGAACGGGGACGGACTGATGCTTGAGTGGCTGCAGTGGAGCGAGCGCAATCATAAAAAGCTGTCGGACAAGGTTCTGGCATGGCTTATGAAAAACAGACTTCATACAAGCAGCATGGCTTGGGCAAAGCTGAGGTTCAGTCCTGAACAGGCAATGAATTACATAGAGCGCCAGCGCAGGGAGCAATACAGTAGAAAGAGTATCAGGGAGGTAATCAGCCAGTATGAGGACTACATGGACATGTGCCGGAGGCTTAAGAAGGACACATCCGATGAGATGGTATTCCGTCCGAGGGAGCTTAGGCGCAGGCATGATGAAGCTGCGGCGGAAATCAAGGAAAGGGAGGCTGAGATTACCGCAGATGAGTATTCTCAGCGCTATCCGAATGCAGAGAAGGTACTTAAAGAGATAGCCGGAAAGCTGGAATACCGCAACGATAAATACATGATTGTGGTTCCGAAGAAGAACGTTGACATTGTAAAAGAGGGCAGGGAGCTTCACCACTGTGCCGGAGCCAGTGACCGCTATTTTGACCGAATAGCCCAGAACGAGACGTATATATGTTTTCTCCGCAAGACCGAAGAGCCGGACAAGCCGTATTACACCATAGAGGTGGAGCCGGGAGGCACGATACGCCAGCACCGCGGTATGTATGACGAGGAACCGGAGATCGAGGAAGTGAAGCCGTTCCTGCGCGAATGGCAGAAGGAGATACGCAGGAGAATGAGCCGCGAAGATCATGAGCTTGCAGCGGTTTCAAAGGTCAAGCGTGAGGAGAATATTAAGGAGCTGCAGGAAAAGAACAACACAAGGGTGCTTGAAGGACTTATGGAGGACTTCATGGAGGCAGCAGGGTATTAAAAAAACATGATAAATATGGAATGGGAGAAGTTGAACCGATGGAGCAGGATAAAAAGAGTAGATGTGAACAGTGTGAATATTATGTAAAAGTACCAGACGCGCCTGAAACACTTGAAGCGGACTGCACATGGCAGCCGTGCGAGAATGATGGCTACACATTACCGTGTGAGAGAGGAGAAGACTAATGGACATAATTGCATATCAGAAAAGCTACAGGGAATATAAAGCGGAGCTTGACAATGAACTCCAGAAAACAGCAGAAGGATTCGTAAGAATCGGCTATCTGCTCAAGGTAGCCCGCGATACGAACGTGCTTGCGGAATCCGGCTACAAGACGGTGGCTGAATTTGCGCAGGCCGAATACAGCCTTGACAAGACACAGGTGAGCCGTTTTATCAGCATCAATGATAAGTTCTCGGAGGACGGATATTCAGACCGCCTCCGGACATCATATCAGGGCTTCGGCTACGCGAAGCTCACATTGATGCTGCGGCTTCCGGATGCCGTCAACGAGGCACTCACTCCGTCCTACTCCAAGGCGGAGATACAGAGCATCAAGGATGAGGTTGATGAGGAAAAGAAAGTCAGCGACATAGAGATGTGTCTTGAGGCAGCAGGACAGCCGGAGACACCTTCGGTGCTTCCTGAGCTTGATTTTATCGGACAGGTCATATATAAGCTCGGGCACGACATTCCGGAGCTGTTCACGGAGCTTCACAATGATGCACTTGGCTGTTCGGTGAACATGCAGCACTTCCAACGGATTATGGCACCTGCAGGCGAGAAAACCTACAGCGTGCGTATACCAGGTACCGGAAGAATCATGCTGATGCTCAATGATTCGGGAGAATGCCGCGCTGTTAATTCAAGGACGGGCGAGTTCGAGGATGTGACATGGCAGCAGTTAAGGGATGCATGGGAGACACTTTCAGATTTTAAACACTGCACCGGAAAGAACGCAGCGGAGAGATGGAGCGAGCTGTACAGAGAGCCTTATCCGAATGCTAAAGCCGCATCTGAAAAAGCTGAAGTTGCACCGGAGCAACCTAAACCTGAGAAAAAGGAGGTCAGGAAGGAATCTAAGGTTCAGAAAGCCAAGGTCGAAAGTCCTGGAAAGCCTTTAAACCTTCCTACGGAAGCGGAAAAGTCATCCGCCGAGGAGCAGATACCCGGACAGACCGATATTGAGAAGGATTTTCCGGAAATATTGCCACCACAGACGCACAGTGAAAACATTGAAAAGTCTATAAATACTAAATGCGGAGGGCATAACCCGGTGGATGAAGAGAATGCCACTGTGGAAGTGGTGAACACCCCTGAAACAGAGGACGGTGCAGAGAGCATGGAGCATAAGACCGCAATATTCAATCTGCTTGATGAGATAAGGTCAGCAGTCACCTCAGACCACTGGGGAACCGCAATGGTAAAGACACACAATCTTAGAGAGCTGATTGATAAGGCAACACACGGAGGCACAGATGAAGAAGTCAAAGCAGGCTAAGCTCAGAGAGTTTAATAAGGCGGCACGCGAGGACATTAAAAGACGTGACCAAGGGCAGTGTATCTTCTGTGCGGCAGGCTACCGCATGGAAGGAGCCACCTGGTATGGCCGGTCGCTGTTAAGCATCATGCATTACATTCCGAGGTCACAGGGCGGCCTCGGAATCCCACAGAACGGAGCACTGGGGTGTCAGTATCATCATGAGATGCTTGACAACGGCAACAAGGGCAACCGTGATGAGATGCTGGAGATATTCAGGGAACATTTAAAAGAAAACTACACGGACTGGGACGAAAAGAAGCTTGTGTATGACAAGTGGAAGGAGCTTAAGCAATGAAAAACAGAATATTTATCTTGATTTTGACATTAGAAATCATATTTCTTACAGGCTGCACAACAGCAGACACGGTGAATTATAACCTTACAAAGGAAGCCGATGAGTTTAATGTGTATCGGAGAATCACAGTTACCAATGCCAGAACAGACACAATTATGCTGCAGGCAGAGGGGTATATGAGTCTGGGCAATAATACCAGCAGCGAGCTTGTAGTAACAATAAAAACAGGGGAAGATAAATACTATAAGGATTATATATACCTTAATGACTGGACGTGTTATGTGGTGGAGCAGCTTGAGCCAAGTTATGTAGATAAATATCACTATGAGCTGGTTATTTACCCGGAGAGAGCTGTTCCGGAGATAGAATTTAAGTGAGGTGAACAATATGGCAGCAGTAACATTTGTAATCGGAACGATGCTTGGCATTGTCGGAACGGCATTTTTCTTTGGCTGTGTAAAACAGGAGAAAGAGAATGCATATTATGAGCAGGGATATCACGATGGACTGATTGCAGGAAAAGACATGCGAATATAAACCATATAAGTCGAAAAAAGAATTAAGAGGTGCTGAATGACCAAGAAAGAATTATACATGTGTGACATTTGTCATACCGATTACCGCAACGAAGAAGGTGCTTTGAATTGTGAAAAGGAACACCTCAAGTGTATTAAAATTACAGACGCTATGTACGAGACACATTTCGAATTTCCGCATAAAATCGAAGTGGAGTTTTCCGATGGAACAAAACGCTGGTATAGACAGTAAAGAATCTAGGTGGAGATACGGAGGTAAAACAGATGGACGCAGAAGAGATGAAGAAAAACAAAGCAAAGAAACTGCGGTATAAAAAACCTATTGTTAAAAACCTAAATCTCGAGACAATACAGCAGGATTTATGGGACATACAAGAGTCTTGCGAAGAAGTACATTGGTTTACAGATTCCGATGATGGCAGCGAAACTTTAATAAATGCCTTATCAGGGGATGAAGATGAAGCGTATGAGTTTAAAATGGCATTTGCAGACCTATGTGCTGAGTGTGAGAGAATGTTTGACGATATGCAAGAAGAGTGGGTTCCTGACTGTTTTGATATTTTATTTGTGGCAGCAGGTGCAGGAGAAACATACGGCGGGTTGTTAGGATTCGACTCCTATGAGCAGGATTATTTCGGAATCGGATGCTCAGAAGCCTTCGCGGAAGATGAAGCCAAGAAAAAATTAAAACAAATGACAAAAGATGAGCTGATTGCGGCTGTAAGACAATGTTTTCGGATTTACTCCGCTTACATTGGACTACGCAATAGATATGATAGCCTTAAGGCTGCAATAGATATTTTGAGGAGCAGAATACAGGACATCTTCAGGTTGTGAGGGAAATCGAAAGACTTTATCAAAAAGCGCAAGAGCAACAAGGATATATGGCTGAGTACTCGAAGGAGTGGAGAGAATTCGAGCAATATGCAGATGCGCTGCCACAGGAGGCATGGTTGGCTTGAAAAGCTATGATAATAGCAGGATGGAGGAAAAATGAATAAAGTAATCTTAATGGGCCGCCTGACACGCGACCCAGACATAAGAACAGCCACAGCCGAGAACACAATGACAATAGCGCGGTACACTCTTGCGGCAGGAAAGGAGCAGGAATGGACAGGAGAAAAACAACAGAATTTTTAAGTGAAGCTTTGGAGTGCTGGTTAAGCAGTCATGGCAAGCCGTGGAGCAAGGAAGTTAGCATTGATTATGGGACAACTAATGTTAAGAGAATAGATTTTATGCAGTTTGAGCCTAAAGGTGTTGTTTATCAGAGTGATATCGAGAAGGGAATATTTACATGCTACGAGGTTAAAAGCTGCAGGGAAGATGTATTTAGCGGTAATGGTCTTAATTTTCTTGGTGAAAAAAATTACATAGTAACAACAATGGCTTGTTATAAAAATATACAGCCGGAAATGAGAAGCAGAAAGTTAGACCAGCACATAATAAAATGTAATTCTGAATCGTCTTTACATTATGGAATTATAGTTCCGGTTCCATGGGGAACTAAACCAGAGGAAGAATATGAAAACCCTACGGAATTGAATAGGAATATAAAATGGGAAATGAGAATTATTTATCCATGTTTGCAGGGGGGACGAAAAAGGTCAACAACGGAGCTGTTGTTCTGTATGTTGCGTAGCGGAAGATAAGAGAAAAGATTGCAAGAAGGGAGAAAAAACCGGAATGAACAAAGTAATCTTAATGGGCCGACTGACCCGCGACCCGGACTGGGACGAAAAGAACCTTGTGTATGACAAGTGGAAGGAGCTTAAAGGATGAAGAATAAAATAGACTGGAAGATTATGCTAATTACAGCGACAGGCATTATAGCAGTTGTGTTGGCACTGATATTCGCTGTTCAAGGGTCACAAAATAAGGCAATCGCGTTAGAAGAACAGGTGAACACAGCATGGTCGGATATTAAAGTTCAGGAAAAGAGAAGAATTGACCTGGTGTACAATCTTGTAGATTGTGTAAAACACTATGATAAGCAAGAAGCAGATACATTAACAGCACTCGTTGATGGTCGTGGCTCAGCAGGTGATATTGAGAATGTTACTACAGCAATCACGGCAGTTGCAGAAGCTTATCCGGAACTGAGGTCGAATGAGAATTATAAGGCACTTATGAACGAGTTATCCATGACAGAAAATCTCATTGCAGAATATCGTAGTAACTATAATAAGCAGATTAAGGAATATAGGAGATATGTGAGAAAGTTCCCCGCAAGGATGTTCCTTGAAATGCTTGGATATGAAATTCAGGAGCACCAGTATCTTGATTATGATGCTCCTTCGGATGCACCGCTGAATTTATTTGAAGAGGAATAGCACATGGATGATTTTGAGATTACCAAGCGTGAAATCCTTGCAAGTGTCTCTATCGTGGCAGTAATGCTTCTGATTGGTATTCTGATTTCTGAAAAGATTTCGGAATACCAGCTTGATGAAAATGAGATGTATAACAAAGCCGCAAAGATAGAAAGCCGGGAGCTGTTTCAGTATGGCATGGACACAAATGTCGGAAATGCATTTGTATACGGCGATTTGAGAGCCGTTGATGCAGTTACCTACCCGGAAATTGACGGAGAATATTGTTATCTTAAAAAAATCGAAGAGCATTATAGAAAACATACTAAGCAGGTGGAACACACCAGAACAGTAAACGGGGAAACACAGACATATTATACCATGGAGACATATTGGACATGGGACACAATAGGTAGTGCAGAGATTAAATGCAGGCAGATATCTTTCTGCGGGGTGAAATTTGATATCAGCAAGATACTTCTTCCACCTGAAAAGTATATTGATACAATCTATGAGTCAAAGCATGTGAAATATGTGTACTATGGCATAGCAGCAGCTTTAAGCGGGACTATTTTTACAAAATTAGAAGATGGAACTATTCAGAATGGTACACATTTTTATGATAATTGGAGTATAGATGACACGGAAAAACATTTAACAGGGGATGCAGGAGTGGTAGTATTCTGGACTCTGTGGGTTATCCTGATTATCGTGAGTGTAATCAGTTTTTACAGGCTGGATAACAATTGGCTGGAACGGCAAATGTATAAGTGAAGATGAGAGGAGGATATTTTGTGGAGGACAATGAGAAGAAGAAAGAGTATCTGTGGGGATATCAGGCAATCAAGAAAGAAATGCTGAGAGCAGAACTTGTATATAAAGAACTGCGTATGAGTTTTTATCCATCACATTCAGAAGGCGGTGGTGGAAATCATGAACCTAAAGACTTATCGGCATTGGTTGTAAGAATCAAGGCAGCAGAACAGACTTATCTCAAAAACCGTTATCGCAGCATAGCAAAGCTTCAAGAGATAAGCAATGCTATATCAAGGCTCACATCAGTCGACGAGCGCGATGTACTTACCAGAAGATATATTATGAATCACAGGTGGGAGGACATCTGTCAGGAGCTTGATATAAGCTGGACGCAGATACATAGAATCCATTCAAAGGCTTTAAATAATTTTATTATACCAGATACAGAAAAAAATGAAAAAAAATAAAAGTTGGAATAGAATGGAATACTCAGATGTGTTAATATGGTATTATCAAAAAGAGCTGAGGAAGAGATGAGTCCCCGGCTCTTTTTATTTGCCGGAGGTAGATATGGCTGGAACGGTTAAGAGCGTAAGACCTGATAGGGACGGAACGCACAGAGGAGCATTTGAGAAAAATAAAAAGAAAATATATGCCACCCAGACATGCTGTGGAATTTGCGGAAATCCTGTAGACTTTACCAAGAAGTATCCGCATCCGCTTTCACCGTGCATTGACCATATAATTCCAATTGCCCGGGGCGGGCATCCGAGTGATATCAGCAACTTACAGCTTGCACACTGGACCTGTAACAGGCAGAAATCAGATAAACTTATCGAGTCAAGAGGCACGGCAGATAGTAACCGTACAGAGGTTTTAAGCAACAGAGTTCTCCCCCAGTCATGTAACTGGGCTGATTACAGGAGTACATAGCTTAGGGGGCATACCTCCCCCGGTGCGTGCTCGAAAGAGGTTCACGCCGTCACTGTGAATATTTCTCGCTGAGAAACGGAAAGGGGTGCAAGATGGCACAGCTTAAGGGAATAGAATACATGCGTAACAAGCTTGCATGCAAGAGAACAAGGGTTTTGACGCGGTATGAATACTATGACATGAAGAACACTATCATTGACAGGAGCACAATGATACCGCCGGATATGAGATGGCTTACGGAAACACTTGGGTGGTGTGGAAAGGCAGTTGACAGCCTCGCAGACAGACTTATATTCAATGGTTTTGAGGATGATAATTTTGATGTACAGCAGATTTTCTCAATGAATAATCCGGATGTGCTTTTTGACAATGCAGTTCTATCGGCATTGATATCATCGTGCTGTTTTATTTATATCTCACCGGATGGAGAGGGCTTTCCACGTCTGCAGGTGATTGATGGCGGAAATGCAACAGGAACCATTGACCCGATAACAGGGTTGCTTTCTGAGGGATATGCAGTTTTATCAAGGGATGACAATGATAATGTGCTGCTTGAAGCTTATTTCACTCCTGGCAAGACGGAGTATATAACAAAGGGAGTTGTCAGGACGGATGTCAGACTAACAAGAGTAGGCTATCCGCTGTTGGTTCCAATCATTTACAGGCCGGATGCATCAAGACCATTCGGTCACTCGCGTATAAGCCGTGCGTGTATGCGAATCATGCAGGCAGCACTGAGAACGCTCAGACGTTCAGAAGTGTCTGCTGAATTTTATTCATTTCCGCAGAAGTACATACTTGGTCTGAGCGATGATATAGAGGTTGACAAGTGGAAAGCTACGATGAGTAGTATGTTGGACTTCGGGAAGGATGATGATGGAGATGTGCCGAAGGTGGGGCAGTTCACACAGCAGAGCATGACACCTTATATTGAACAATTAAGAATGTTCGCAGCTCTATTTGCAGGTGAGACAGGGCTTACAATGGATGATTTGGGCTTTGTTTCTGACAATCCATCTAGTGCGGAGGCAATTAAGGCATCTCACGAGAACCTTAGATTACTTGCGAGGAAAGCACAGAGAACATTCGGAAGCGGGTTTATAAATGCCGGATATCTTGCCGCCTGCATGAGAGACGATTATCAATATAAAAGAGAGCAGCTTTATCTCACTAAGTCGGTATGGGAACCGATATTTGAGCCTGATGCGGCGATGCTTTCAAGTATTGGCGACGGTGCTATTAAAATCAATCAGGCCGTGCCGGGATATTTCAATACAGACAATCTGAGAAATCTTACCGGAATAAATGCAAGTAAATTACCTACGCAGTCAGGTGGTGATGTGAGTGGATGATGTCGCACCGGAACTTTTAGAGGCAATTAAAAGGGATTTTAATTCAGCCTGTGAAAGCAGTGAAAAAATAGCTGCACTGTTGGGTAAGATAAAAACTGGAACAGCAACATATTCCGATGCTAATGACTATGCAGTGGAGCTTGGCGATATTCTTGCTTCTGCATATAAAAATAACATCACGTCTGCTGTTCTGCCGGATGGACAGATGTATTATAATATCGCCAAGCGTATCATAGAGCCTACAATGTCTGATAATTATAATCTTATAGCAGATGCATCGGTGCAGGTGCAGAAGTCGCTCAATGAGGCAGCAGGCATTGGAATAAAGGCGATTAAGCCAGAGTTGAATAATGATAGGATTGAAGGAATCATAAACAGGATTTCAAGTGAGGTCTTTGAAAATGTCAAGTGGTTGCTTGATGAACCGGTTAAAAATTTCTCACAAAGCGTTGTCGATGATTCTATAAAAGTCAATTCGGAATTTCATGGAAAATCAGGGCTTTCACCAAAGATAGTCCGGAAACTATCAGGAGGCTGTTGTGAGTGGTGTGCAAGGCTCGCAGGTACATATACATATCCTGATGTGCCGTCGGATGTATACCGCAGACATCAGCGGTGCAGATGTACGGTTGATTATAATCCCGGAAGCGGAAAAGTTCAGAATGTTCACTCAAAGCAGTGGAAAACAAAAGATGAAAGTGATAAAATAGAAACAAGAAAAACAATAGGTTTAGAAACAGCAGACAACGAAGTACAGAGATTTATAAGAGAAAATACAATTCCTAATTGTAATATAGCTACCATTACGTCAGACCAGGAAGTACATAGACAGGGAACACGCAGATATGAGGAGCGTAAGGCTATCTTAGAAGCTAAAGGAGAGTATGGTCCATCTTATTTAACAATTAGTGATGAGGAAATTCTTGAACTTGTTCATAAGTATTCTGGAAAAGGGAAAATACGCGTTGACCGTTCGGGAAAATGGGATAATAAAGAGATAATTATAACAAATGATAAGATAATTGGTATTGTTGTGAATAATAAGAATGGAAAGACAGCAGAAACATCCGTATTTAAAATTCATTATTCCAACAGAGGTTTTCATATTGTGCCAGATTATCCAAGTAAAAGGAGGCAGTCATGACATATAAGCAGATAGAAAAGTTTATAGGGAAAAAAGTCGTTTTGACAGATATTGACGGCAAACGATTCAGGGGACTGATAACTAACACAGAAAGTGAGTTTGATACATCTTCAGGTAAAGAAGAAATTGAGCTAGACACAGGCACATTATATGTTGGAATCCCATTTGATGAAATAAAAGATATAATGGAGATTAAATAAGCCACCTGAGAAGGTGGTTTTTTATTGCAAAAGTTGCACCGGTGCAACGGAAAGGAACTGTATGGCTGAAGAAATAAGAAAAGGCTGCCAGACACCTACTCAGTCCGTTGTCCTGCCTTATTATAAGTCCTATGGTGAGGATGCAGTTGCACTGTATGAGGAGACTGGAAGAACGGCTCAGGAATGGCAGCAGCTATTGATGAGCGATATATTGGCAGTTAACGAGGATGGGTTATGGATTCATACAAAGTTCGGATATTCCGTGCCGAGACGAAATGGTAAGAATGAAATTGTAGCCATGCGTGAGGAATATGGGCTCACCAAGGGCGAACATATCTTACACACAGCACATAGAACGACAACGAGCCATTCGGCTTTTTTGCGACTTAAAAAGTTCCTTGACGACATGGGCTACACAGAGGTTGTCAGAAAAAAGAAGGACGAGAGCTATGATAAGCATTACATCGCAACGAAGCAGCTCGGTCTTGAAAAGATTCTCATGCTTGATGGCAGTGGAGGAACCTGTGATTTTCGTACACGATCCTCTAAGGGTGGACTTGGTGAAGGTTTTGACCTGCTTATAATCGATGAGGCTCAGGAGTATACAGATGATCAGGAATCTGCTCTAAAGTATGTTGTTACAGACAGTAAAAATCCGCAGACACTGTTCTGTGGTACGCCGCCAACACCTGTAAGCTCCGGCACTGTGTTCACAAAGCTCCGGCAGAAGACACTTGCCGGAGAAACTTATAACACAGGCTGGGCGGAATGGTCGGTGCCGGAGCAGTCCGATGTTCATAACCGCGATTTGTGGTATCAGACAAATCCATCACTTGGAACGGTGTTTACTGAGCGTTCAGTCATGGACGAGATAGGCACAGATGAGATAGATTTTAATATCCAGCGTCTGGGATTGTGGATTAAATACAATCAGAAATCCGCAATCAGCAGGGCTGAATGGGAGGCAATGCAGGTTGGACAGCTTCCGAAGCTTAAGGGAAAGCTGTTTGTCGGAATTAAGTTCGGTCACGATGGTACGAATGTTGCCGTGTCTGTTGCTGTTAAGACAGGCGGTGACAAGGTGTTTGTAGAAACGGTAGATTGCCGTGAGGTGAGGGCAGGTCTTACATGGATTATAGATTTTCTTGTGAAGGCAGATATAAGGGCAGTGGTTGTCGATGGAGCAAACGGGCAGCAGCTTCTGGCAGAGGCGATGAAAGAAAACAAGCTCAAAGCTCCGGTGCTTCCGACTGTTAAAGAGATTATAGCCGCCAATGCGGCATTTGAGCAGGGCTTATTCAATCAGAACATAAGGCACATGGGGCAACCATCACTTGTGCAGTCTGTCAGTAATTGTGAGAAAAGAGCTATTGGAACCAACGGAGGATTTGGATATAAATCCCTTAGGGATGACATAGAGATTGCACTGCTTGACAGTGTCATACTTGCATATTGGAAATGCAATGAGAGTAAGGAAAAAAGAAAACAGAGAGTCAGTTATTAATTGGCTATTAACCACCTGAGAGGGTGGTTTTTTAGTATAAAGAACCGATACCACCGGGTAAGTGGGGAAAGGAGTAATATGGGAGAATTTACACCTATTGAAACACAGGAGCAGTTTGACGCGGTAATAGGAGAGAGACTTAAGAGAGAAAGAGAAACGCAGGAGAAGAAATACAGTGGTTATGTATCACCTGATGATTTTGCTATCAAGTCTAAGGAGTATGAGACAAAAATAGGCGAGCTCAATAAGTCAATTACAGCCGCAAATGAAAAGCTTGCCGGTTATGACAAGCAGATAGCAGAAAGGGATGCCAGGCTTAAGGCTTACGAGACGGACTCGGTAAAAACACGAATAGCTCATGAGACAGGTTTATCCTATGAGGCCATTAAGTTTATCCAGGGAGAAGATGAGGAGAGCATAAGGCAGAGTGCACAGTCGCTTAAGTCTTTATGTGGTGGCATTCAGGTACCGCCACTTGCCGATCCTGAGCATGCGGCGGACACACAGGCAGCGGCATATAAAAAGCTTGCTGCTGGATTAACACGAAATGAATAGAAAGAGAGGATTATAACATGGCAACAACAAGAGGAAACTTATTTGACCCACAGTTGGTCACTGATTTAATTAACAAGGTGAAGGGCAGGTCGTCGCTTGCTGTATTATCAAAGCAGCATCCTATTCCGTTCAATGGGCAGAAGGAGTTCACCTTCACAATGGACAAGGAGATTGACATTGTGGCTGAGGGCGGGGCTAAGTCGGAGGGTGGAATTTCACTTGCTCCGGTTACTATTATACCTATTAAATTTGAGTATGGGGCGAGAGTATCGGATGAGTTCTTATATTCTACCGAGGAGGAGAAAATAGAGATTCTCAAGGCTTTCAATGAAGGCTTTGCAAAGAAGGTTGCCAAGGGTCTTGACATTGCAGCAATGCATGGCGTGAATCCAAGAACAGGAACAGCGTCAAGTGTAATCGGGACAAACAATTTTGATTCCAAGGTTACACAGACGGTTGATTATGCAGAGGCAGCAATTGATGACAATATCGATGCTGCCATTGCTCTTGTCGAAGGCTCTGAGCGTGATGTAACAGGCATTGCGATTTCCCCAGCGGCGAGAACAGGGCTTTCAAAGCTTAAGAACACTAACGGAGAGCAGAGATATCCTGAGTTCCGTTTTGGCGGAAAGCCTTCGACATTAGGTGCACAGACACTTGAAATTAACAAGACGGTGTCGACAGGTGAGAAGGATGAGGGAATTGTCGGAGACTTTGAGAACATGTTCCGCTGGGGATATGCCAAGAACATTAAGCTCGAGGTAATTGAATATGGTGATCCTGATAATTCCGGTAATGACCTTAAGGGACATGGACAGGTCTATATTCGTGCAGAGGTATACCTTGGCTGGGGTATTCTCGATGCGGATTCCTTTGCGAGAATCAAGAAGGCTGAGTGATGAAATATAGAAATATTAAGACGCAGGCGGTCATAGAGACCGCTTGTGTTATTTCAGGCGGTGACTGGGTTGTAGAAGAAAAGACAGCCGTGCAGCCCAAACGCAGAACTGCCGAGAAGAAAGGCGGAGAAAAGAAATGACATTTGCCACATTAGAGGATATGACGATACTATGGCGTGCAATGACACCGAGTGAGGAGAAGAGGGCCGATGCTCTTTTAAAAATTGTATCGGACAGTTTAAGAGTGGAGGCTTCAAAGGTCGGAAAGAACCTTGATAATATGGTGGAGTCAGATGAGGCATATGCCAGCGTTGTGAAAAGCGTGACGATAGATGTTACTGCAAGAACGCTTATGACTTCAACCAATTCGGAACCCTTATCGCAGATGTCACAGTCAGCTCTTGGTTATACGGTATCGGGGACTTATCTCGTTCCGGGTGGAGGTCTTTTTATAAAAAAATCTGAGTTAGCTAGACTTGGACTAAGGCGGCAGAGGATAGGAGTGATGGATTTATATGGTGTTGAAGGGCATAACGATTCAGCTTCAGATTAAGAACCGGACAGGAAGTGACAGGTTCGGCCATCCGGTGTATGACACGGAGTATGTTGATGTGGAGAATGTTCTTGTCTCTCCGGCAAGCTCAACGGATATAATTGCTACTACTGATTTGACAGGAAAGAAAGCAGTGTATACTCTCGCCATTCCTAAAAGTGATGTGCATGATTGGAATGACTGTACAGTTAAGTTTTTTAATAGGACGTGGAAGAGCTTTGGATATCCGATTGAGGGAATTGATGAGCTGGTACCGGGCGATTGGAATAAGAAGGTGATGGTGGAGCTGTATGGCTAAAGTAACTGTAAAACTCAACTCTGATAATGTTAAGCAATGGCTTAAATCACAGGAGATGATGGACATGCTTCAGGAGCGTGCTGATGTGGTTTTAAATAGTGTGAATGGCTGTACTTCAACACAGCATGTAGGTTCTTCAAGGTGTAATGTAACAATCGAAACCGGTAATAAACATAATATTAAAACCAATGCAATCTTAAAGGCATTGAGGTGACTATGATTGAAATAATTGTAAAAGAATATCTGTCAAAACAGCTTGAAATAGAAGTGGTTACCGAAAGGTCAGATGCAAAGATGAAAAAGTATCTGTTAATTGAAAAGACAGGAAGCTCAAGGGAAAACTTCATAGATACAGCAACTATTACAATTCAGTCTTATGCGGAATCAATGTATGAGGCAGCAGCACTTAATGAAAGAGTGAAGAAGGCAATGGATGACATTGCAGTGCTTTCAAATGTATCAAAGTCGGAGCTGAACAGTGACTATAATTTTACGGATACAACCAAAAAAGAATACCGCTATCAGGCGGTATATGACATAACATATTTTTAGGAGGTAGGATATGCAGACGGAAAATGTAACAACCGGAAAACCTAAGGTGGGCGGGGCGATTTATAGAGCTCCGCTTGGAACAACATTGCCGACGGATGCTAAGTCGGAGCTTAATGTTGCATTTAAGTCACTTGGTTATATAAGTGAGGATGGAATTGTCAATTCTAATTCACCTGAGAGTGAGAACATTAAGGCATGGGGTGGTGATGTTGTGGCAACAATCCAGACGGAAAAACCTGATACATTTAAGTATGCGCTTATTGAGGCATTGAATATTGAGGCGTTGAAGTCCGTTTACGGAGATGACAATGTTACAGGGACAATTTCTACAGGGATAACCGTAAAGGCTAACAATAAACAGCAGGCAAGCTGTGCATTCGTTGTTGACATGATATTAAAAGGGGATGTCCTGAAAAGAATTGTAATTCCTGATGCGGCAGTGAGTGAGGTTGGGGATATCACCTATAAAGATGATACGGCAATCGCCTATGAGACAACAATTACAGCTCATCCGGATAGCGAAGGCAATACACACTATGAGTATCTTGTTCAGAAGGGAGAAGAATAATGTTAACAGGCGAGACTAAAACAGGGTTTAAATATGCTGTGGATGAGGCGGCTTTGAATGACTGGGAGCTGCTTGAGGATCTTGACGGAATAGAGAATAATCCCCAGCGATATGTACGTGTTGCCAAGAGATTATTATGCAAAGAACAGTATGAAGCACTCAAGGAGCATTGCATAAATGATAACGGAAGAGTGGATATGACAAAGATGTTCTATGAAATCAGTGATATTCTCACTTCCAACAATAGAATAAAAAACTGATTGTCCTCGCCGAATATATCAGAACGGATGAGAACGCTCTGATATGTGATCTCGCTGAAACCTATAACCTATATGATTTTAAATTGCTGCCACCTGAAAAGGTGGCAGTTTTAGTGATAGGGCTTAGAGATGACAGCAGAATCAAAATGAAAAAGGCGGGGTTAAAGCAGCCTATTGGGACATTACTGCTTGCTGCTGCTGTGGACAGGTTATCGGTGCTTGTATGGAGCAAAAGCAAGGACGCTCAAACCGGTGTTAATCGTCCGGTATCAATATTTGCAAAACTGGTTGGTGTGGAAAAAGAGAACAATGTGAAATCATATAACAGCGCTGAGGAGTTTGAAAAAGCAAGGCAGCGTATCATAGGGGAGGGTTGATATGGCAATAGAACTCGCGAAAGCCTATGTACAGATTGTCCCCAGCGCAAAGGGTATTAGAGGGTCAATCAGTGAGGCATTAAGTGGTGAAGCGTCATCAGCAGGAGATGAGGCAGGAGAAAAGGCAGGCAACAGCTTTATTGGCAAGGTAAAAGGTCTGATTGCGGCAGCAGGTATTGGTGCGGCTGTGAAGGAAGCACTGTCACTTGGAGCTGATTTGGAGCAGAGTATAGGCGGTATAGAGACATTATTCGGGACCGGCGGCAACAGTATAGAAGAGTATGCCTCGCAGGTAGGAAAATCAGTTGAGGAGATAAGCGGAGAATATGAGAAACTTAAAACCTCTGAAGAGACCATGCTCGCATACGCAGATCAGGCTTATAAAACAGCAGGACTTTCGGCAAATGATTATATGCAGACTGTAACAGGTTTTGCGGCATCTTTAAAACAGAGCACAGGCGATGATATGGAAGCCTTGACTACGGCTGCTAATCAGGCGGTTATAGATATGGCTGATAATGCTAATAAGATGGGTACTGAGATGGCGTCAATCCAGAACGCATATCAGGGCTTCGCAAAGCAGAATTATACAATGCTTGATAATCTTAAACTGGGTTATGGCGGTACAAAAGAGGAAATGGAAAGACTTCTTGCCGATGCTTCCAGGATAAGTGGGATTGAGTACAATTTGGACAATCTTTCAGATGTTTATGCCGCAATCCATGTTATTCAGAGCCAGCTGGGCATAACGGGAACGACGGCAAAGGAAGCGGCTACAACTTTTTCTGGTTCACTTGCTTCGATGAAGTCGGCGACAGAGAATCTTCTTGCAAAACTTACATTGGGTGAGGATATAGGACCATCATTACAGGCATTAAATGATTCTGTGTTTACGTTCGTTTCTGGGAATCTGATACCAATGCTGGGTAATTTGCTAAGCGGAATCCCTGAGCTTGTTCAAGAAGTTTTGAGTTCTGTTATTCAGGCAGTGAGCATGGGAAAGAAAGCTGCCGGTAAAATTGTTAAGATTGCTGCTGATATAGTGTCACAGCTTGCATCTTCAATAGTTGCAGCGGCACCATATTTAATAGAGGGTGCATTGAAGCTGCTTACGGAGTTTGGAAAGGCATTATTGGAATTTGACTGGGTTGGAACGGCAAAAGCGCTGATAAGTGATATCAGGGATAATATGGAGTTGGCTGCCGGGGAGATATTCGGAACAGACGGAAACATAATTGATTCGCTTGCTCAGGCAGTGACAGAAGCGTTACCTCAGATACTTGATAAAGGCATTGAAATAGCCACAAATCTTGTAGATGGAATCATGGATGGTTTACCACAGCTTATTACGGTTGTAGGTGAAATGCTTAATGCGTATCTGGATTTTATTGACGAAAATCTCCCGGTTGTTATGCAAAAGGGTGGTGAACTGATTACAGGTCTTGTTGAGGGAATAGGAAGCAGGCTGCCTGATATTATAACGATGGCAGGCAATGTACTTACAGCTTTTATACAGCGTGTTGTTGATATGCTGCCCCGGTTACTTGATAGTGGAGTGAACATTGTACTAAGTATAGTGAATGGAATTGTCAACACCATTCCCAACATTCTTACTGCAACGGAGAGCGTGATTGCCTCACTGATAGACTGTATTTTAAAGAATCTTCCGGATGTTCTTGAAAAAGGAATTGAAATTGTTTTGGAACTTGCAGAAGGAATCGGGAATGCTCTTCCGTATATCATTACGGCGGCAGGCGATGTCATGGCGGCACTTGTAAATCGAATTCTGGAAAGCTTACCGGATATAGTGGATAAAGGCATACAGCTAATTCTTAAACTTGTGCAAGGAATAACGGATGCAATCCCTAATGTTGTTGAAGCAATGACAAAGGTTATAACAAAAATCTTAACTACGATAATAGAACATTTACCACAAATCATAGAATCCGGCTTTAAGATTCTGGGAGGAATTATAACCGGTATTATAAACTGCATACCATCTCTTATTAAGTCACTTGGACAGGTTATTAAACAAATGATAGAAGCTTTTACCAAAGTAGATTGGAAAGAGGTGGGCTCAAACATCCTTGAAGGAATAAAAAATGGTATTCTGAGTGCGGTTGGTTCTGTTGTAGATGCTGCCAAGAATGCGGCAGGTTCAATATACAATGCGGTTAAAGATTTCTTTAGAATAGGTTCACCATCAAAACTCATGAGGGATGATATAGGTCACTGGCTTCCGCCGGGTGTTGCCGTTGGAATTGAGGGCAATCTGTCACCGGTTGAAAAAGCCATGGGAGAGCTTGAAGATACAGTGATGACAGGGCTTGATATGGAGGCACTTAATATATCTTCAAATGGCAGGTTGCTTATAGAGTCGGATGAGAGCGGAGCGACAGGCAAAATTGATGAACTTATGGAAAAAATGGAAAGCTTAGCTGAATATTTAATCACTGAAGTTTCAAACATGCAGCTTGTGGCTATGGTTGATAAGGACGATGTATTTTCATCTGTAAAACAGAGCGCTGAAGAGTATAAAGAACAGACGCGCAAGCCGGCATTTGGATAGGAGGAATATGTATAACAGGTATTTGTTAAAAATAAATGGAGTTACTATTCCGAATGACTTCATTGTAGAGGACAGTTATAAACCTGTGGAGAAACCTATTATAGTAAATGATTATTATGACGCAGAGTATAACCGCCATGTAATCTATGCACCGAATACAGACATGACAATTGAGTTTACTTTCAGGAAGATGTATGAAAGTGACTTCAGGAAGGTGTCAGACCTTTTTACAGAGGAGATGTCGGTTGAATATTATGATTTTAAGTCCGGCTCATATAAGCATGGCATTTTTACATGTAAAAAGGGTATAGCCCCTGGTTCATACAAGTTTCCATCTGAAAGAGCACTACTAAATGAGCATAAAATTGAGCTGTATAGGAAGAGGGTGACACAGTAATGAGCATATACACAGATGATTGTGTTAAAAAGCAGATGTTTTATGAAGGCACAACAGAAATCTCAAAGTATATTGTGCCGGGCTCTTTAAAAAAACAGGAATACTTATGTACAGGACAGCTCAATTTCGGTGAGGTGAATAGTACCAAAATACAATTTAAGACGTATGGGAATCTGAACTTGACCGGAAAGATAATATCTGTCCGATATGGAACCGATGAGGAGAACGTGTTAATCGGAACCTATAAAGTGACATATTCATCTGTCAAGTCTAATTCCTCGATAGTTACAGTCACAGCTTATGATTCAATAAAGGTTTTTGATAAGAATATTGCAGACTGGTATGTTGCACAGGCTTGGCCGGTTAAATTAAAAAACCTACGACAGAGCCTGTGCGAATATATCGGAATAGAGGCAGCAGAGGTTGAGCTGATCAATGATGATATTATGGTTCCGAAAACAGTTAATCCGTCAAAGCTTAATGGTATGGAAATGCTGTTTTATATTGGTCAGCTCAATGGTGTATTTGCACATGCAGCAGATGCATATTCGATAGAATGGTTAAGCCTCGGGACATCAGCAGTGCAAATTCCTAAGCGTGTAACATACGGACCGACAGCCTTTGAAGCTAAATCCTATGATACGGCACCTATAGGCGGGCTTGTGATTCGTCAGGAGGATGGAGATGTAGGTGTGTCCATTGGCACAACCAATAAATACGTTGTGCAAGGAAACATACTTGTATATGGCTATTCAACAGAGCAGCTCACTACGGTTGCCAACAGGCTGTATGACAAAATCAAGGATGTTCGGTATGTACCTTGCAGCTTGAAAGTAAAATATCTCCCTGATGTCAGGATAGGGTCAATGTGTTCCTATGATGGTAATATTTTTTATGTTTTGCAGAGAATATCAACCGGGAATCTATTTGACACGTTGACAGCAGGCGGGAATGAGTACCTCGAAACAGACACGGGCATTGAGTCTCAGCTTGAGCAGATAAGAGGAAAAGCAAATGTGCTTTCCCGAACAATCGAGGAGACTAGGAACACAATCACCGACATAGAACAGGGACTTAAGAATGAAATCACAGCCACAGCTTTAGAATTCGATGTAAAGCTCCAGAATCTACAGTCTGAGATAGATGGTCAGATAGAAGTGATTAATGGTCATGGTCAGCCGGCACTTGATAACTACCCGGCGTATAACTGGACTTCGGGACCTAGGACAGGGGATAAGCTGGTTGAGGGTTTAAGGTTCACCTATTCTGATGAGGTGTATCGCAAACACCAGAGGACATTGTTCTTCGATGAAGCTACAGCGACCACGTATCGTTTCATAAAAAAGGATGATGTGTGGGTATGGGAGCCATTGGGGAACACGGAGTACTCTGTGCTGCAGAAGCAGATAACAGACCTAAGCGTAACAGCTCAGGGCATTACCGAAAGCATGGAGGAGCTTTCGGTCAAAATCTCAAATGAGTATATCACGCAGGTAGCGGCGGAGACTCTTGTGTCCAAGACAGCGAACGGAATCAAAGAGGACATATCCAAGGTGTACACCACTAAGGACGATGTCAGCAGCTTCAGGAACAGCATTGAAAAAACGGCAGCAGGGATTACGGCACAGATAAGCGAAATCAATGAGGCTCTCGATGGGGCAAATGAGGTATACACCATAAGAGGACAGCCTACGCTTAGTAATTACCCGGCATACAACTGGACTGCGGGACCTAAGGCAGGCGATAAACTGGCTGAGGGTCTGCGCTTTACATACAGCGATGAGAGCTATCACAAGCATAACAGGGCTCTTGTATATGATGTGGTTGGCGGTAAGACATACCGTTTTGTAAAAAACGGAGATACATGGGGATTCACTGATGTGGGAGACACAGAGTTTTCATGGGTGAATAAAAAGCTTGCCGAATACAAGGCAACGGCGGATGAAGCTTCGGTTGCCTTATCGAAGCTTGAAACAAAAGTGGGTTCGGACTACATAACAAAAGTTGAATCGCAGGCCAGCATTAAGCTGTTGCAGGACAGTCTCACAGAGCAGTTTTCTAAGACCTATGCTACGCTGGATAATCTTGGCAATTACTCAACCACTACACAGATGAACACAGCGATAGAAACCTCAGCAAAAGGTGTTCTTACAACAGTGAGTAACCAGTATGCAACTCAAGGTACAGTTGACGAACTTGTAACATCTGTCGGTACTACTGCGGAAGGCTTGAAAGTTAAAATATCAAAAAATGAAGTGATTGCAACTATTAATGCAAGTGCAGAACAGGTGCAGATAGCCGCAAGTAAGCTTGATTTGCAAGGTCTTGTGACAATATCCTCGCTTGAGAAAAGCGGTGAAACAATCATTAACGCTGATAATATTACTACGGGAACCATTAACGCATTAAAAATCAAAGGATGTGAAATAGAAGGTAGCGCTATCGCTTTTAGAAACAATTCTGGAGGATGGAGTTCGGTAATTAATGCGGATGGGATGTGGATAATAGGCGAAGGCGATGCAGATAATCCTGATTTTAGGGTAAACAACAAAGGCGAGCTTACAGCACGAAGAGGCAGGATTGGTAACTGGGATATAGGCTCTGGAGCAATCGCTAATAACGGAACTGTGCTTACAGCGGATGGACAGTTGGTTTTGTCAAGTGATAACAATGCAATACAGCTTGGAAGTAATGCCAGACTTATCCCTACGGCATTATACGTCAATCAGAACGGATATAGTGGCAGCGTACCATGGTGGGGTGTGTATAAAGCAGCAGCACAGGCGGTCGCATCAGATGAGAGAATCAAGCAGGACATAGAATCTATATCGGATGAGGCATATGACTGCTTCTTTGATTCATTACAGGCATACACATACCGCTTCAGGGAAGGCAGCGGATTCAAGAGTGATAAAACCCATATTGGTTTTATATCACAGCGCATTAAAAAAAATCTTGATGAAACAGGTCTGTCCTGTCTAGCAGTATACGATGATGACAACCCGGATTTGCTGGGTGTTGATAAACAGGAGCTAATAGCCCTGTGCGTGTGGCAGATTCAAAAATTAAAAGCCCGTGTCAAGGAGCTTGAAACAAATATAGGAGGTGCAGCATGAGTAGTAACTATGACATAAGGATGTTCCGCAATTCGCTAACGTCCTACATTAAGCAGTCGCCGATAGAACCGGAAGTTAAGCTTCTGGTTCTAAGGGATTTAACCGCGCAGACAGAGAAAGACGCAGACGAGATGGTTGTCCGCGAGGCGTCTGAACTGAAAAAGGCTGAACAGCTCAAGAAAAATGCCGTTGATAAGGCAACAGAGAAGAAAGAAAGCGAGGTATAAACTATGGCAGTAGAATATAATCAGCATACATGGGGGTACGGCGAGGAGCTTACGCCAGATAAGTTTAATAATATTGAGGGCGGTGTTAAGGCAACGGCGGAGGCTGTAAATGAAGTAAATAATAATTTAAACATTTCAAGCCTTGAAATGGGAACAGCGACAACTTCAACCGAAGGTCAAGCAACTATTTATTATTCTAAAACTCATGATAGACCAGCAGATATTATCATCGCCACAGCTCTAAGTGCACACAATGCTGTAAGAATTGTGCAAATTACAGGCTCATATAATAATAGATTCTTGGCAGAATGCTGGAATGATAGTTTCAAAGACTTTGTCAATTGTACCTTTAACTACCTTGCAATTTGGAACAAGGCATAACATTATCCTAATTGTAATGCGTAAAATGTTGGAGTATCTACAGACACATTGCTAATATTCTACAACAATAACCAAGCCGATATTACCTTTATTCTCACTCCAGTCAAATGCAAAACTTGAATCGCTAAGTATTTTCTTTGGGAGCAATATATCACCCGTGTTAGTTAGCACAAAAGCCAGGTATTGTGTAGTATCAATACTGTTAAATTCAGCTACCTCGTTACCATCTGTACGCCATTTGGTTTGAAAACGCATTTGAGCAAGTCTGGAGCGTGCTAAATTATTATTTACATCAGAAAGAAGGTGAAGCTAAGACAAAAAAGTAGTCAAGTATCACATAAATAATCATATAAAAGGTCAAGTATTTTGTATTTAAATATGAGAGGAGGTGTAACCCATGAATATTTTAATAGCTTTTGTTGCGGCGGCAGGCATTCCGTCGGCGGTATGTAGTTTCTGTTTCTGGATTCTTGAACACAAAATTCAGAAACGTGAGGACAAACTTAAGGAAGAGAGAAAAAAGGAAAAAGAGGAGCAGGACAAGCGAGAGGAAGTACGCGAGAAGAATGAACTGTATATTCTTAAGAGCGTAGGTGCGGCGATAGCTCTGGGAGAGGCTACAGCTAGAGCCGTTCAGCGCATTCCAGATGCAAAGTGCAACGGCGACATGCATGCCGCATTAGAATATGCTCAAAAAGTAAAACACGAACAGAAAGATTTTTTAAATGAACAGGCTATAAAAGCTGTATTTTAAGGAGGTCAAATATATGAATAAAATCAATTGGGTAAGAAAGTTAACGAGTAGGAAGTTATGGACAGCGGTTGCAAGTTTTGTATCGATGATGATTCTTGCGACAGGCGGCACAGACAACACGGCTACACAAGTGACGGCGCTCATTATGGCCGGAGCTTCGGTTATAGCGTATATAATTGGTGAGGGGCTTACCGATTCATCAAACAATAAAGAGCAGGAGGAAAAATAATTATGGGATGTAGAGTATTATCAAGCAACAACTATCGCATTACATGTGGTTTTCCAAGCCACCAGCAGAGAATCAGAGGCAGGCAGCATATCTACGGCTGCGACATTGTCACAGCGTCATACACCACATGTGCAATCACAGCTCATTCCGCCGGAACAGTTAAGAGAGTGATAAATTACATAAAAGGACATGAAGTGGACAGACAGGGATATGGATATGGTAACCAGGTAATTATTGAGCATAAGAATGGTGTATGCACAATCTATTGCCACATGGAGCCGGGAAGTATATGTGTGAGCGAAGGGCAGCAGGTTGAAGCAGGTGATATTATCGGCAGAATGGGAAATACAGGAAGCAGCTTCGGCGCGCACCTTGATTTTTCGGTTATAAAGTTAAAAACCGGCTACAATATGGAGAATGTAGATATTTTAAAGGACGTCGACATAAAGTTTAACTATTATGACCCTGAATTATACCTTGATGCAGACCTCCCGGGTGCTGAGGAGAAGATAATCGAGCGTGTGCAGGTCGGAAGTTTTGAACATCCGGAGTATGCTGTCAGACGTTATGACCTGTTAAAATCTGAGGGCTATGATGTACTCATTAAGTTCTGGGCTGGTCACTACAGAGTTCAGGTTGGTGCATTTGAGAAGCATGCATACGCACTCAACATGTATAATAAGCTTGCAAAAAAATATGATTGTTACATTACAACAGAAGCTGGCGAAGAAATTGGAATCGATACGCTTAGAAGGCTTGCGGGATAA